ATGACTTTGGCCGAGTTTCAAGCCTCGGAAGTTGAAAACTTAGATAATTTGGGAGACTATGCCCAAACCAACTAAAAAGGACCTAGCGCTTGCAAAGCAATTGGACGCATTGCAAAGACGTTACGAGCAGCGATACGAAAAGCAAATTTATACGGCTTTAAAAAAGCAAATGCAACCGTATTTGGATGCTATTAAACAGGCGGACGGAAATATTAACCGCTTTGATTTAATAACTCCAGCGCCATTGGCTGACGTATTGGAAAACCTTTTTGTTGTTGCTGGCACTGCTTATGCCGACGCAATGTATAGCGCAATCCAGCCACCAACCAAAGCAACCAAAGAAGCTTTGCGAGCAGGCTGGCGCGACTTTATGCGTTTGTTTGCAATTAGAAACCTGCCGCAAACTTTAATACAAATCAACGAGACCAGCCAAAAGATAATTCGAAATATTGTTTTAGGTGGATTAAGTGAGGGCCTTGGAACGCTTCAAATTGCAGGCATAATTCAAGAAACAATTACGACTGTATTTACCAACCGAGCCAAGCTAATTGCTAGAACAGAAATGGCAATTGCTACCAACAACGCAGCAATGCAGTCGGCAGCAACTTCGGATTTTATGTATGAAAAGAAATGGATTCCAGCGACGGATAACAGAACAAGACCTGACCATGCTGCCATGCTTAATAAGCCTTGGATTCCGTTTGACGAAAACTTTATTGTAGGCGGTGACGAAATGAGACAACCAGCTGACGGAACGCAAGGCGCTGGAGCGGACCAAATTTGTAATTGCCGCTGCAAAGTTGTGTTTAGAATCATGCGAGACGTTGACGGCTTACCAATTAGAAAATGATTGCTTACGTTATTAACCTTGACCACCGCAAAGATAAATGGCGGTCGTCCATGAATGAGTTGGCGCCTCATTTTAACCTTGAGCGAGTAAGCGCAATTAAACACGACTGGGGTTGGCTAGGACTTGCCAAAACATTTAAGCAGATATTTACTGAAGCAACTGGAGACGTTTTAATATTTGAGGACGACGCTACTTACCGAGGTTGGTCCACCAATTTAGACGAGGCAATTCAAGACCTGCCAGCTGACTGGGATATGCTTATGCTGGGAGCCAATATAAAAGATTCAAGACTTGACAGGATAAGTAAGCGCTTGGTTCGCACTTACGGCTCTTGGACTACGCACGCAATTCTTTACTCTCACCGCTTTGCAAAGGAAATGGCAGAACTAGACTTGGACATACCAATTGATGAATATTTCAGGACACAAGTGCATCCTAAAGGCAATTCTTATATTTGCGTTCCGTTCCTATCTTTTCAGCGACCAAGTGAAAGCGATATTGAAGCAGGTTACAGAAACTATACAAGCCTATTTGAGGACAGTGAGGCAAAAGCTTTGCATTTTATCAATCAATAAATTTATTGGTTTGCATTTTTTTTTAACCCTTTTATTTTTACAAAAAAAGAGACCATGATTTACAAGAATATAAGCCAAGGAATTATTGAAGACGTTGACGACGTTAAAGGACTAGTAACTGGTTACTTTTCCGCGTTTAACAATATTGATTCCGACGGCGACGTAATTGTCTCAGGTGCTTACAAGAAAAGCGTTGCAGAAAATGGACCAATGGGACGCAATCGAATCATGCACCTGCTCCAGCATAATCCTTTGATGCCATTGGCTAAGCCTATGGAGTTAATGGAAGACGCAAAAGGCTTGCGTTTTACCTCTAAAATTACCGAGACCAGCTATGGCAAGGATGTAATAAAGCTTTATGCTGAGGGCGTTTTTAACGAGCATTCAGTAGGCTTTGAAATTATCAAGTCAGATAACAAGGCTGGATATAGAGAAATTAGAGAAATTAAACTTTGGGAGGGTTCAACTGTTACTTGGGGAGCCAATCCAAACACACCGATTGAATCAATGAAAAGCTGGGACCAGCCAAAAAGCGAGGAAATGATTGCGAAGTTTTGCGGCATCCTTAGAAATGGCAACCTTACCGACGAGTCAATGATTCAGCTTGAAATCGGATTAAAGCAAATTCAAGAACATTTAAAGGCATTGCAAACAAAATCAGTCCAGTCCGTAGAATCCGACGAAAGTCAATTCACAAGCGAATTAGACCCGACCTTGGCAATGGCTTTGGAGTTCGAATTTATACCAAAACTTAAAAAATTTATTTAAAACACAATGGAAGCAATTAAATCACAACTAGATTCAGTACTTGCGAAATTGGAGTCAAACGAAGCTTTGATTTCAGACGTAAAGGCTATGAAAGAAGCTGGTGAGGAGTTCAGAAAGTCACTTTCTGCCGAGACCGCTAAATTGAACGCAAAAGCTGACGCTCTTCAGGCTCAGTTGGACGGAGTAGATGCAAGAACTCAGGCTGGCTTTGCTAGCGCTCAGAAAGGTTTTTCTTTTTCTAGCGAACTTGAGAAAGCATTTAACTCTGACGCATTTGGAAACTACAAGAGCGGAAACGCTAACAAAGTAAAGTTGGACCTTGAATTAAAAGGTGGCGACATGACTGTTGGCAACTCTTACAGTGGCGAGGTTATCCCTGCTGACCGAGTTCCTGATTTGAAATTTACTCCAAACAGAAAGGTTAACGTACGTCAGTTGTTGCCAGTTGGACAGACTTCTAGCAACCTTATCCGTTTTGTACGTGAGTCAGCTTATGACAATGCTGCTGCACCAACTGCACAAGGTTCTCCAAAGCCTCAGTCAGATTTCGATTTGACCGCAGTAGACAGAAGCATCCGTACAATTCCTACTTTCATGAGATTGACAAAAGAAATGTTGGACGATACCCCGGGGTTGATTGCCTACCTTTCTAGCCGCGCTCCTAGCAAATTGTTGAACGTGGAAGATACTCAACTTTTGTACGGAAGTGGAATTGGTCAGAACTTGAACGGTTTTGCAACTGACGGTTCTGCTTGGACTACTGTTAAATTCGGTACTTTAATTAACAGATTTGACGTACTTGCTGCTGCAGTTGTTCAAACTACTAAAAATGAGTATGCACCAAATGCAATCATGATTAATCCTTCTGACTATTTGCAGTTGGTATCTGTTAAGGAAAGCACTGGTGGCTATATCATTCCTTCTTACGTTACAATGTCAGCTGGTCAAATGTTTATCATGGGCGTTCCAGTTTACGCAATCAATGGCGTTGTTGCTGGTGACTTCTTTGTTGGAGACTTTGCGCTTGGTTCTCAGTTGTTCGTTCGTCAGGGCATTACTCTTGAGTTCTTTGAGCAGGATGCAGACAACGTAACCAAGAACTTTGTTACTGTACGCGTTGAGGAGAGAATTGCTTTGGCAGTTTACACAACTCAGTCAATCGTTTACGGAACTTTTGCAGCTGCTTTGGCTAACGGTTCCGCAGTGTAAGTAAAATAGGTGTTTGTTTAATGTGAAAAGGGTCGCCATTTATGGCGGCCTTTTTTTATTTATCTAAAAATCAATACCTTTCAAGAAATCAACAATAAAAAAGCATGAATATAGTCTTTTTTGTCCACGCTTGGGCAGGGACGCACAACTCAGGAGCCGAGTGGACCGTCCAGCATTACGCCAAATATTTTTACCAAAGAGGATGCAGTATTGAGGTAATTTTACCTGAAGGGCAAATTTATCCTGATGGCGAAAAGTTTGCGTTTATTAAGTTTATAACTGGCTATTATTCAAACGACTTTTTTTTAGCCTTACAAAATGCAAGCGTAATATTTACGCATTTGGACAATACAGGCGTTGCGATTAACTGGGCAAGGCAATTTAAAAAGCAATTGATTTTTTTAAGCCACAACGACTCAGATTATAGGAACGTCAGATTTAAAGCGCAAAATATTCACGTCGTTTATAACAATAAAGCAAACGAAAAGAATGTACAAAACGGCGCTTACCCTAACGCGTCAATTGTCTGCAAGCCTCCAATTTTTCCTGAGGACGTAAAATATAATCGCAAGCATGGCCAGTATATAACCTTAATCAACTGCAACGAAAACAAAGGTGGTCAGATATTGATTGAACTTGCCAAGCGATTGCCTAAGCGCAAATTTCTTGGCGTTCTTGGAAGCTACGGCGAGCAAATAATTGACGACACCTTAAAAAATTTAAAGTACGTGGCTCAAACGCCTGACGTACATTTAATTTATGGCAAAACAAATATTGTGCTTGTGCCTTCATTTTATGAGTCTTATGGACGTGTAGGCTTAGAGGCGGCTATTAACAGGCTGCCAGTAATATGCACGCCAACTGACGGACTCAAGGAATGTCTTGGGCCTGCTGGCTTGTATTTTGAACGTGACGACCTTGACGGAATGGCTGCAAAGATTGAGGAGTTGATGAGCGACGAAATTCTTTACGACTTCCATCAAAACATTATGCGCAATCTTGCCGAGGAGCGTCTTAAATACCAAGACCAAGAGTTGGAAAGATTCTTTAATTTTATTGTTGACAAAGCAAAGAAACCATACAATGAGTGACCTATTATATACACCAAGCAACCTTTCATTTACTGGCTATGCAGTTCAGTTTGCAGACGTTGCACCAGTTACCGAGCCAGTTACATTGGCAGAGGCTAAAGAGTACGCAAGAATTGACGGCAGCGCTGAGGACGCTTTAATTACCAGCCTTATAAAAGTTTCTCGCTTACATTGCGAGGCGTTTATTGGCAAAGCAATTATTCGCAAGACTGTTACAATTGATTCCTTTTCTTTTCCTTACCAGTGGCAGTTGCCTTATGGTCCTTTAGTTTCTGCAAGCGACATAACTAAAGTCGTGACAATTGACCAAAACAACGTGGAAACGTCTTTAAATTACCAAATAAACATTGGCTTATTTCCTAAAATTGTAATTACAAGCGCAAGCCAATCATTTAAGTTTAAAATGGTTTATACAGCTGGATTTACAACTGTTCCTGAAGACATTAAGCTAGCCATAAAAATGATGGTAAATACAATGTACGAGCGTCGTGAGGACTTTAGCGATTTGCAGGCAATTCCTTCGCCTTTGGGAGTTAAAGCTTTGTTAATGCCTTATAAAACTTACAACTGGTTTGGTGCATGAGGACTAATAAAGAACTTAAAGCTGGCGATTTACGCGAGCGCATCCAATTCCTAAACCCAACGCTATTTGCGGACGGCTTTGGAGGTTACTACTCTTCCATGGGCGTAACTTATACGTGCTGGGCAAAGGTTACTAACTTGACAGGAACGCGACAGAATAGCGAGGACCAAATGGTTATAAAAAACGCTTGGGAGATAATTATTCGAGATAATCCTTTAGTGACAATTACCAAGTCGATGCACATTGTTTATGCTGGCAGAACGCTAGTAATTGATAACATTATTGACGTGCTGGAATACGACAGAATG